AATCCCGCCGCGGCGAGGAAATGCCGGGCGTGCTGCTTTTGAACGGGAAGGCCGCTCGCGAGCCAGCGGCATAACAGCCGGTATTCTCCGGCCGTCATGGTGCGGTTACTGCGAGTGTTCCCGCGGACGGAACTCCACAATAGATCCCGCCCGAGAGGGTCGTTCCGATCGCCCCATAAGCCGAGTCGGGGCAATCCGTGACAGTCAACGCCCAATCCCCATTGTTCTGCCGCGTCCCGCCATCGGCCGCCGCCGTGGGGCATCCCGCGAAAAGTTCCGCCTCAACGCGCAGGTGACAAGGAGGGTCGGCCCCGGCCGCCGTCTCGAAAAGCGTGTACCATACCTGAACCGTAGCTGCCGCCGGACAGAACCCGCCCGGATATGGACAACCCGGAAAATTATATGTCGCCGTCCCGATCCATCCGAGCGTGCCCGCATCATACGAGAGCGTGAGAGATCCGACCGTAGAATCGGTAAAGCCGACCGATTCCCCGATCGGGATGGCGCATCCGCAGATGCAATGGAAGCGGTCCCCAGCAGTCAATTCGATTTCGATAACGGCAGGGTCGATGATCTCGCACAGGAAGTTTTGCCCCCCTCCGTAGGTCGCAAAACGGTCGCGCGAAACCTGAACCCACCAAGTCCCGGCGTGAGGAACGCCAAGGATAACCTCGCCCGAGTCATCCGTCGTGCCCTCATCAATCAGAGTTCCCAAGCCCGAATCGGTGAATATCTCCACATTGGCACCCGAAAGGAGAATTCCGTTGCATCCCTTGATGCGGATTCGGGCCGGGCAGGGGCGATCGTGCCGCGTGCCGCAGCAGCAATTGCGCCGGAGCATGTCAGGTATATGGTCCATCGGGACATTCAAGCGGCGCGACCCAGGCCACGCCATCCGCATCCCACGCCACCGAGCAATATCTACCGTCGTCGATGCCGCCGCCGTAGGTCATCGTGTCGGCGCTGGCGTTGAGGACGCTCACGGATTCGACCGGCCCGTCCTCATGGCCTGAGACGGAGCGGTAAATGTCCACGGTGCCGGTTCCGTATGTCCCGCCCGAGCGTGCCGAGATGCCCCCGTTCGCCTTGCCGATGGCGAAGCAGCTCATCGTCACGCCGAGGCGCACGATGGTCCACTGCACGCCGGTATCGTACCCGTAGGCTTCCTCGTCGCTCTCGCGCCAGAGGATCTGGGCGTGGCCGTGGCGGGATGACTTGAGATTAGTGAAGTTCTCGTCGTCGATGATGGCAAACTCGTGCGACTGGTCGGCCACGTCCACCTTGACCTGACAGACGCCCGAGAGGTAGCCGCGCGCGAAGCTGCCGTCCCGCGCGGGATCGAGCAGGACGACGTAGCGCCGCTTGTGCTTCGTGATGTCCGGCTTGATGCCGCGAAATGTGACCCGCTCGAGGAAAACGTTCTGCGAGTCGGTGGGAGTGAAGATCGGCCCGTCCAGGCCGAGGATCTGATTCCGGTTCAGGTCTTCGCCGCTCTCGTTCTTGACCCGTACGATGGTGGCTTGGCGGAACGATCCATCCTTGCCGGGGGCGCCGCCCCTGGCCTGGTTCGCCTTGGCCGCGTCGAGGATTGAATTCCAGGTCGAGGCCGGAAACTCCAAATCGTCGCCGGGATTTACTTTCCTGTAGGGGTCCGGCATTTGGTCAGATCAGGAGGCCGGTGAAGTCGCCGGAATAGTAGACGCGCTCGACGTAGGCTTGCGACGGTCGCTGCACGAGCGATTTCGCCGTGTCGTCCTCATCCGTGATGTAGCGGACCCAGAGGTATTGCCACCCTTCCTTGTCGATGCCCGTGATGGGGCCGACCGACAGGCCGGTGCGGTTCGGGCTGCACGAGAAGCGGAACGTGATGCCCCACCGTTCGTCGCCGCGCCTCGAGCCGGACGCACCGAGGAACAGGCATTCGCCGGCCGCGAAGCCGCGGAATGTCGCGTCGTTGACCTTGCCCGTGAGGTTGAAGATCACGAGCTTATACGAGAGCGTCACCGTCGCGTTGTCGAGGTAATGAGTTTCGGAAAACTCATACTTGGGCGCGATGATGTCGCATCCCTCCACGCGATCATCGGAGACGCCGATCGCGCCCTCGAAATCGGCGATGCCGTAGCCAGGGGCCGCGTATCCCTGGATGGTCTCCAGGCTTTGCGTGATGTGCTGCGTCCCGCCGCCGGTGTCGAAGGTGTATTCCTCATCGTTGAGGCGCACATACTTCGCCCGGCCCTTCCAGATGCCATTGCCGATCGGGTCGGCGCTGACTTCCTCGAGCTGGAGCCCGAGATAGATGGCCGGCGCGGCACCGAGGAGGAGGGTCTGAACCTCCGTCTCGTCGTCCGTGCCCTGGATGTCGTAGATCAGCTCCCGGCCGCTCTGCTTCGAGTAGGTGAAGGGGCGGGACTGGTAGCTTTCGGAGATGATGGCAGCCATTAGGTGAAGACGGCCTTCTTCTTGTCGATGGTCTTATTCAGCTTGTCTAGCTGGTCGTTCGTGGTCTTCTGCTCTTTCAGCTGGTCGTCAGCCACGCTGGAGCCGGCACCGAGCCCGCGAAGCGCCGCGGCGCTGAAGCTGCCGGCCACGTCCACCTTCGACTTCGCCTGCTCCACGCCCTGCTGCACCGTCTCGGGCGTGAAGCCCGTGAACTCGCCGCCGGGAGCCTGGCCGCCGCCGAACTTGGGTGCCGCGGCGGCTTCCTTGGCGGCCTGGCCCACGAGCCCGGCCAATTCGTCCTGCGCGGCCTTGAGGGCGGCGCCGGCGTCTTCAGACGGCTGCCTGCGCGCCGCCTTCTCGGCTTCGGCGCCCGATTGCAGGGCCGCTATCTGATCCTTGCGGTCCTGCTCTCGGTTGAAGATTTCCGAGGAAAGCTCAGTAGTCCGGTCGGGCTGCTGTGCCCTGGCCTCGCGCTTCTGAGCCAGCCCGGAATCGACGGCCGCCAGTGCCGCCGTGGTCTCTTCTATGGCCTTGCGGTTGGCCGCCACCCGCTGCTCGGCATTAAACGCGGCTCCGGAGAGCAGGAGCTTCAGCTTCGTGAATTCCTGAGTGAAAAAGCCGCCAACCGTGATGAGCGTTTTCTCTACCGCGGCAACAGCGGTATCCCACGCCTCGCCGAAGAAGTTGGTGAACGTCTGCCATGCCGCGGAAATCCGACCGATCAGCGCCGTCCAGAAATCGCCGATAAATCCCGTCGTCTCGATCCAGGCCGTTGCGATGGCCGTCTTGACATTCGTGAATACGTCCAGGGCAGCTTTTCCCCAGTCATCCCAGACGCCTTGCAAGAACGCGACTCCCTTGAGCCACTCCACCTTGAGCCCGGCCCAGAGGATCTGGGCGGCAAGCTGGATGTCGCCGGCCTTGAGCGCGTCGGCAATGCCGCCGATGGTCTGATTGGCCACGTCCAGCAGCGAGCCGAATTGCTCTCCTAGGAAGGCCAGCGCCTTGCCGCCGATGTCGGCCGATTGCTGGAAATAGAGCGTGAGCCCCACCAGTGCCGCGCCGACCAGGACGATCGGGTTGAGCAAGAGCCCGAAGCCGGCCGACACGGCGCCAAGCACCGTCGTCACGCCGTTGATCGCCGCGCCGGCTGCGATGAATGCCGCCCCGATCCCGACGATAGCAGTGCCGACGCCGGTGATGACGGCCCCGACCTTGAGCGCCGTCACGACCAGATCACGATTCTGCTGCACCCACTCGACGCCCGCCTTGACGACGTTGGCCATGTCCTCGGCAACGTCGGTAAGGAGCGGGGCGAGGGCGGCTCCGATGACTTCGCTGAGCCGGCCCACCATCGAGCCCACGAGGTCGATCGAATCGCCCAGCTTGTCGGCCGCCTTGGCGTCCTCGGTGGACATCACGAGCCCCATCGCCCGCGCCTGGGACGTGAGAGCGTCCATGTCCTCGATGATGGGCAGGAGCGCCGTGCCGCTCTTGCCGAATATCTGCATGGCGGCGGCGGCACGCCCGGTCGGATTGGGGATCTCCCCGATGGCCGCGGCGATGGCCTGGAATTGCTTCTCGGGCGATTGGTCTATCAGGTCCGAGACCGATAGGCCCAAGGCCTTGAAGGTCGCTTCCGCCTGGAGATTCTCCTCAGAGCCGGCCACGAGAGCTTTGCTCATCTTGCGGAGCGCGCCCTCCACCGTCTCCATGTCCGTGCCGGACTGCTTGGCAGCGAAGCTCAGTACCGAGAGCGTCTCGACCGCAACGCCCGTCCGGGTGCTCATGTCGTTGAGCGCGGAGCCGGAATCGGCGAACGTCTTCGCCGCACCCAAGAGCGGGGCCGTGATGCCCGCACCGAGGCCGCCGATCGATGCCCCGATCTTGCCCACGGCGGAGCCGAAGGCAGTGAGCTTCTGCTCGGCGCGCTTCAGCCCCTTCTGAAGCTCGATATCCTTCGTGAATAGCTCCACGAAGGCTTTGCCCGCCCTGATTGCGAAGCTAGCCGCCACTCGCGCTAATCCGCCTTTCCTTGAGCTTCAGGCCCTTGATCAGCCCCTCCCGGAGTTCCTTCATGCGGACCTTCGGCAGGTTGCCCCGCGGCATGCGCCGGCCGGGCACGAAATGGTTGAGGGGGAGTTGCTTGTTTTTGGGCAGCCAAACATTGAGGCTGGCCACCATCACGCCGGACGTCCGCAGCCATTCGGCCCGGTTGCGGCCCTCGGCCATGCCGACGAGCTCCCGGAGCGTGAACGGGTGGGGGTCGATGCCCACTATTCCGGCAAGCTCCCAGACGAGCCGATCAATTTCTCGGCCTCGGAGTCCGGGTCGATCGCGTCCAGCCTGCTCTCCATCAGGGACATCATCCGGTCCCTGACCTTCGCGCTCGCCGCCATCACCTTCCGCAGCCCCGCCCGGACGCGGGGGTCTGGGAAAAAATCGGCGTACTCCTCGAGGAAGGCGTTGCGGGCGTGCTCGATCGAGTCGCCCGCCATCGCCCGGCCGAAGTCCTCATCCGTGATGCCCAGCCGGTCGGCATCGTCCTTGCACAAGACGTACAGGACATCGACGAAATCGACCGGATCGGCCAGCAGCTTGGCCAGTCCGGCGAACCGCTCATCCAGGAGCGAGTAGAGGTCGAGGGAGAGCAGCCCGCGCACCCGCTTCACGGCCGCGACGTGGATGGCGATCGTCCATGACCGTCCGGCGTTGTCCTTGAAGACTCGCATTGATCAGGAGACCACCAGCCATTCCGCCGGGTCGGCGGGGAAGTAGGTTGGACGCAACGACACATCCACGGTCAAGGCTTCCTCGAGCGGCTCGTTGCGCGTGAACTTCGTGACGGTCATGAGCGCCCGCAGCCCTTCCGAGCCGCGGGTCGCAATCAGGCCATCCATCGCGGCAATGTTCACCGGATCGCCGTTCAGGAAGGCATCCTTGATGAGCTGGAAGTTGGCGTCGTCCGTGTCCCAGACCATTTGGAATTCCACGGTCGCGTCCTTGAGGACGCCGACCACGGCCCGCCAGCCGTTGTTGCCGCGGGTGGTGACGTCGGCGTCGTTCTTCTCGAGGGTCAGGGTCAAGTCCTTGCAATTGTCCACCAGGCTCCACGTCGGCGAGGCGTAGGAGCTCTGGTCATCGATGTACAGCTTGGCGTTCAGGCCGAGGATCGGGTTTGCCATGGCCGGGTCTCCGGGTTAGCGAACAGAGTCTTTCCACATCGCCGGCAGGCCCGGCTTTTCGGCTTCAAACGCCGGCCCCATGAAGGGACGCGGCTTGATCTTGACGCGGCGGGACTTCCTGCCTTCGGGCAGGTCGGCGGCTCCGCCGTATTCCAGGTTTTCGGGCGCCCCGGTCGGGTCGCTGGCCAACGTCGGCCCGATCACGACCGATTGCGCCTCGCGGTCGTAGCTGAAGAAAATCAGCTCCCGGAGCGTGCCGACGTGGCTGTACGGCTGGCTGCCCGGTGCGCTCGTGCCCTTCCGCTTGCGGATCGACGTCCTGGCCCGCGTGCGGACGAATGCGCCGAACTTCGAGAGCACGCGGCGGGTTGCGGCATCGACGGAATCGAGGATCTTCTGCCGGTCGAAGAACCCTTCCTTCGCGGCCTTGAAGTCGAGGCCGATCA